CCATTCTCATAACCAAGATGTAAGTCAGTACCAGACCCAGTAAAGTCTTTACCTGTATAAGAACCATTGTTCTCTACGTTCACATAGAAACCAGCAAAAGCAGGTGTTGATAGTGCTGAAGCAGCAGCTATTGTTAATACTCTTTTGATCATTTTTTAAAAATTAAAAATATATCTTAAACGATTTCAAATCAAATTCAACTTTCGGGTGTTGCTGTTTCTGGTTCGTCCTCTTTGTTTTCATCTTCTATCTGTTGCTGAAGAATCTTCATCGCACCAGTTAACTCGTGTAGAGCAACAACAAGCTGCTCTCTTTCAAGAGCTAATTGCTGTAATTTTTCTTGTAAATTCATTTATTCGTAAACTTTTTTACCTGTAACAATTGCAGCATCAATAGCTGTAAAATCTTCAGATCCCCAAATAGAAGTTGTACCATCTAATTTTTTGTAAGCCTTGATAATTTCAAGATGTTCAGTATTTCTCTGAATCATTGCTTTCCATTCTGCTTCAGTATCAGAAGATCCTGTTCTTGTACCGTATGCAGCAAAGTTAGCATCTGCATTGATTACAGTTACGCTATCACCAGCAGCAGAAAAGATTGCTGCTATTTCATCTGCGGTTTTTTCTTCCATAATTAATAATTAGATTATTTTTAATTTACCCTGCTTCGAGGGCTGTGACTTTTGCTGATAGTTCTTGTATTGCTTTTACTAATACAGGAATAAGTTTACCTTGTTTTGCTTCTAATTTGTCTGGGTTTGAATCCATTACTAAATCTAAATATTCTGAACCAACTTGTGCTTCTTGAAGTTCCTGTGCAATAAATCCAGCTCTTACAGTACCATCTTTAGTAGGTACACCTTCTCTAGTCTGCCATTTAAACTTTCGTGGTAAAAGACTATTTATAAAATCTAATCCAACAGGTAAATCTACAATATCGGTTTTATCTCTTCTATCTGATAAAGAACTTATTGAAGTATCGGCACAACGTAAAGAACTAATAGAAGAATTACCAAGTGTCACCTCATTACTTGCAGTTGCAGAAGAAGGGTCTGATGTAAAACCAATACAGGTATTGTTTGATCCAGTTGTTGTGAGATCGCCAGCAGAAACTCCTGAGTATGTGTTTTGTTGGCCTGTCGTTATAGCTGATCCAGAAACATATCCAATACAAGTATTATCCGCCCCTGTTGTTATAGCAGTTCCAGCACCTTGACCCACACAAGTTTGTCCATGAGCCGTTGTATTTGCATCTAAAGTATTCATACCAATGGCTACATTAGAGTAACCAGTTGTGTTTGCTGCTAATGCATTATTACCAATAGCAACATTATTATCCGCAGTTGTATTTTGAGCCAATGCAGAATTTCCTATCGCAGTGTTTTGAGCTCCAGTTGTATTTGCTTGCAGTGCATCTTGACCAACGACTGAATTTCTATGGCCTGTTGTATTAGCTCCCATTGCATTTTGACCAAAGGCATTATTGAAACTACCAGTTGTACTTGCATCTAAAGCATTTGCACCGACAGCATTATTAGACGCTCCAGTTGTGTTGCTATATAAACTCATAAATCCAACGGCTACGTTTGTACCACCTGTAGTGTTGCTGTACATACTGTCAGCACCTAAAGCTGTATTTTGTTGCCCACTATTATTTGCTTGTAATGATCTATAACCAATTCCAGTTACGTTAGATCCAGTTGTGGTTGAATCTACAGCTTGTGCACCTACAGCAGTATTATTATCGCCAGTAGTAATGGAAGTTCCAGCACTCTTACCAAATAATGTGTTATCAGTTGCATTTGTTCCATCAAAACTAGCACCAGCATCCGTACCACCGACAGTATTACTTTGTGCATCACTTGAAACACCTCCAGCCCCTCCAATAGAACCCCAAGCACCATTGTTGTAACCTTCAAACTCGTTTGTTGTTGAGTTATGTCTAAGCATCCCAACGGCAGGGCTTCCATCTCTCTGGGCTGTCGTACCAGATGGAATATTTAAACTAGATGTGTAGTTATGAATTACTTTTCCTGTAAACGTTGCACCTGCTAATGGTGCTAATCCAAAGTTTGTAGTAGCAACAGGTCCAACAGTTACATATCCATTATTTGCTGCATTTCTTATCTTTAAATTTCCATCAGAAGTATCAACGTGCCACTGATACGCATAGTTAGTTGTTAACGCACCAGACTTACTATTATTAGAAGCAATAGCCTGGAACAGATTATTAAGGTCTGTTCTCACAGCACTCCCTGTGCCATTGTCGATTATGAAATCATGTTCTGCCATATCGCAGTTATATCAAGGGTTTTGGGGGATTTGAGTTAAATAACTTTGAGTTAATTATACCCATTCTACCCTCCTTTACCAAATCCGACAGCCTGA